AAGGGTCGTCGAATGAATGGAATTTTGAACTTGATCAATTCAGCAAATAAGGCAGAAACAGCTACTGCGGGTGCGGTAACAAGAAAAGATATCGATAGTTTATTTAAATTAATGTATGAAAAAGGTTATATGGGAGAAAAACTATGCTTGATTTCTCCAGATATGCAGGAGTTAATGACTGATGAGTTAGATGGAAAATCAACAAAAATTGTTCAGTTCGGGGAAAGAGTAACTTTTGGATTGCAAATTGGAAATATCGTGTCTAATTACGGTACAGGTATTGCTTTACTAGAACCATCATTGCCAAAAAGAACAATTGCCGCAATAGATACTAATTATGTGAAACTACGTCCATTACGTGAATGGAGAGCAGAAGAACTCGCAAAAACAACTGATTCAAGACGTATCGGTCTTGTAGGTGAATATTCTCTTGAATACAACGCTTCAAACTCTGGGGCAATTTTAAATTTAAAGTCTGAATAAATGGGAGTTAGTACTCCCTTTTTTGATAGGAGGAATTACAGTGGTAAAAAAAGATGAAACTAAAAAAGATGAAGTCGTGAAATATAGAGTAGGTAAAACTAAAAATTTTGTTGGATTTGTTCATCCTAAAACTCGTAGATTTATCACAGCAGATTCAAATAACGAATTTATCATTTCTATAGATGATAAAGAAGCAATTGCAATTTTGGAAGATGCAATTGATGTTAATGAAATTTAGGAAGTGATCTGATGGATGAATCGCTAAAAACGGAAATCATTGAGTCTATAAAAGAAGATTTTCCAGATTTGAGTGAAGAACGCATAACTAATTTATTAGAAATAATTTTGCTAGAAATTGAATCATACAATAGTTGTAAAAATGATGTTTCATGGGAAAAGTTAAAAAGCGTGATTAGTGAAGTGTTGTATCAAATAATAAAAAATGAATCAGAAAAAAAAGTATCTTCAGTTAGACGTGGCGATACGACGATTAGTTATGCGTCAACAGCGAATGCTGTTAGTGAGTTACTTCTAGGATATGGCGATTTGATACGAAGGGTTATTGGTTGTGGAGGATTGGAGTTTTTTTAATGAATGAAGCAGATATTTTAGAAACTACTTACGAAGATAGTTGTATTATCGAAAGACTAATGGACATTGAAGATTCTAATACAAATATTACTATTCAAGATTATAAAAAAGTATATGATAATCCTATCTCTTGCGCTCTTTCACAAGGTCAAATCGATGGACTAGCAGTCATAGAAGATGGAGAAATGGTAAATGTTTCGACTGACACATATAAATTATTTATTCATCCTAAGATTAAACTCAAAAAAGGAGATCGAATAACAATAACTCAAAAGGCCAGTGGCTTAATTTTTTCTCTATTTGCTACTAAGCCTTTTTACTATCCTAGTCATTGTGAAGTAAATTTGATAGGAAGTGAAAAAAATGGGTGATCTCAAATATGAATCTAATGCAGAAAAGATCATTGAAAATTTTAAAAATATGACTGTAATTGCTCAAAAAGAAGGAATATCTTTTGTAAATGATTCGATGAATAAAGTTGTTAGCCTAGCTAAACCTTTAACTCCTGTAAAATCAGGTGATTTAAGACGTGGTTATCGAGTAGTAAAAGCTAGGAAGCTTTCAACTGGTCGTATTGTTGGAGCAGCTATAAATAATGAACATTACTTTAAGTATGTGGAAGAAGGACACAGGACTAAAAATGGTGGATTTGTAAAAGGACGGTTTATGTTGACCCGTGCAACGAATCTTGCAAATATGTCTTATATTCCTCGAAGATTTAAACAAATGGCAATAAAAATCGTTAAGAAAGGAAAGTAACATGAAAGATAAAATCATTGCTGAAATCAGTAGTAAATTAAAAGAAATATATCCAGATGGGACAATATATCTTGATTCAGTTATGCAGTCAACTAAAGATTTTTACTTTGTATTATCCGTAATGGAATCTGGGACTGAAAATGTAGGGATTGATGTTCAAAATGTTTCTTTCTTAATTGATATTGCATTGATTGATAATAAATCTGATAAAAAATTAGTGAATGAATTAGTCTCATGCTGTGGGGCTTTTTTTAATACGATTACAATTGATAGTCAAACACTATTTCCAGAAAACTATTTACCTGATGAAACAGATGGTGTTCAACACATTCGCTTTACATTAGGATTTCCACAATATATTGAATGGAGTGAAAAATAAATGGGAGAAAAAAGAAGTAAAACTGGAATTATTTCTGTTGAAAAACCTACTTGGTTTCCTTTGAAAGATGAGACAGGAGAACTTCCAGTATATGATACTGCAATGACGATGGGAACAGCAGTTAGTATCAAACCTACAGCTAATTACGAAACAACACAAGACTATGGTGATTCAGTTGTTCAAGATCAATTCACTGCGTTTGGTGGTGCAGAAGTTGAATTAGAAGCAAATGGGTATAGTCATAAAGTTTTAACAGCAATCACTGGAGGAAAACTTGTCAAAGGTGGTGCGTTGCGCTCTGGAGAAGATATTGCCCAAGATGGGGCTTTTGCATATCGGCGTAAAAAGTCGAATGGAAAATATCGTTATACAGTCTTTTATAAAGGGCAGTTTGCTTTAGATTCAGATGAAACTTCAACTATTGAAGGAAGTAAAGTAAGTTTTACTCATCCAACTTGGAAGGGTTCATTTGTAGATGTACCAGGACTTGGATATATGTACTCAGTTGATGAAGATGATGAAGGCGTTGATCAAACAATGATCGAAAACTGGTTTACAAAAGTAGCAATTCCAATTGAAGAAGCAGAACAAGAAGAACTTACAGGAGGTAAAAAATAATGTCTAAATATCAAACTACAATTAAATTAATGAAAAAAAATGAAGATGGGAAATATAAACAAGTGCAATTCAAATCTGCTGAATTTCTACCAGGTCCAGTTGTAGAAGAAGCGGCAGAAGTGATGGAAGTAATGCAAAATGCTGTAGACAAAAAATCAGTGTCAGAAGCTTTAAGTCGAGCTTATTCATTTATTGCAGATACTTTGTTTGAAGGACAATTTACTGGTGAAGATTATCGTCAAGGGATTGATGCTCGAGAAATTGCTCCATTGACAGGAAAGTTATTAAAATCTGTTACCGCAGGATTTGATGAAACTTATACGGAGACGAAAAAAAAGTAAGCGAAGCTCTCAAATATCCTTCTTTTAAACATTCGATTACTTATCGAGAATTAGATTTAAAGACGCAATTACTCGAAGCAGGTTGGACGTTACCAGAAATTGAACGTACTGACTTTGATGAGTTAATGCGTCTTTTCGCTTTTCGAGATGCAGTAAAAGAGCATGAAGATGTTGAGTACTACGATAACTTCACCCAATTTTAGGAGGTGATACTTTGAATAACGATGACCTAATTCTGAAGATGATATTAGATGAATCAGGTTTTACTGCTGGTATGAATAATGCTATCAAAAAGCTAGGTTCTTTTGATGGAACTATCGAAAGAACGAGTAGAAAAAGTGGCAGTTCATTAGGTAGTATTTGGAAAATATTTGCTGGTAGCTTTCTAGCCAGTGGAGTGACTAGAATTTTAGGAGCTGGTTTTGATCTAATTAAAGGTTCCATAAGTGGAGCAATTGATCGAGTAGATACGATGAATAATGCTCTACGAAATTTCCAAAATATGGGGTTCAGCAACTCTGAAATTATGAAGAATATCGGAAAGAATGGGCTTTTATCTCAAGGTATTAAAGGACTTCCTACCGCTTTGAATGATGCGATAAGTCATGTACAACTTCTTGCTTCTTCAACTGGGAACTTGACTCGTTCGACTCAAATATTTAAAGCATTAAATGATGGGATTCTCGGGTTTGGTGGTTCAACTGATCAAGTAAATGAAGCTGTTATTCAGCTATCTCAAAGTTTCTCAAATGGAAAAGTAGACGCACAAACTTGGAATTCAATGATTAATGCTCAACTTGGTCCTACTCTATCTGCTATCGCTAAAAAGATGGGAATTACAATGGGAGAGCTTAAAGAAGGGTTATCTCAAGGTAAGATCTCTGTTGAAGAGTTCCAAAATCAATTAATAGAAATGGATACTAAAGGTGGCGGAGGACTTAAATCATTAAATCAAATTGCAAAAGATTCAACTAAAGGGATTAAAACCTCTATCCAGAATGCCAAAACAGCTGTTACTCGTGGTGTTGGCGAAGTAATAGAAGGATTAAATAAAGCCCTAGTGGATGCTGATTTAGGTGGATTTAAGGGGATTATTGATAAAGTTGCCAGTTCCATGGAATCTTTTTTGAAAGTAATTGCTGCAAATATTCCTAGAGCAGTGTCTTTTTTAAGTAATCTTTTTGATGCAGTTCAAAAATTTGGCTCTGCATTGAAATTCATGATGCCATTTCTGGTTCCTGCAACTACTGCTTTTGGCGCATTAATGTTTCAACTTAAAGGAATACCAACAATTATAAAAAGCTTCAATAATTTTAAGAATGCCATAATCGGTGTTGGAAATTCACTAAAGATTATGGGGGCTATAGCCGCCGCAAATCCGTTTGTTTTGATTGTTGGAGCCGTTGTTGGAGCGATTGCTGTATTTGGCTATTTTATGGCAACCAACGAAGAGTTTAGAAACAAAGTTATATCCGTTTGGAATGATGTAAAAGATTCCATACTTGGTGTATTAAAGAATATAAAAGATTGGGGAATTGATACTTGGAGTTCTGCTAAAGAATTGGCATCAAATGCCGTTGAGAGTGTCAAGAATACTTGGTCTGGAATAAAGGAATGGTTTTCAAATACTTGGCAAGACATTAAAAATGGAGCAACAGGTTTATTTGATAAAACAGTAGAAACATCTATGAATGCAGTTGATAGTGTAAAAAACGCATGGTCAAATACAAAGCAATGGTTTTCTGATATTTGGCAGAGTATAAAAGAATTGGCAACTGAAAAATGGAATGAAATTAAAGGTTCTATTATGGAAGTTGCTGGTCCATTGATTATAGGTTTAAAGAACGCATTCTTACATGTCACTTTTTATTTAGAGACCTTATGGAATAATTTAGTTGAGATTGGTAAAAATGTTTTTGAGATTTTAAAAAATGTTATACTTGCGCCAGTTTTATTTATTACCTCCATGATTTCTGGTGGATGGGAAGAAACAAAAAACAACATGATTGGTGTATGGAATAATATTAAAGAAAGTGCTCTAAATATTTGGGAGTCTATAAAAAATATTTTTGTTAGTTACGTTACAAATATTTATTTTGCTGCGCTTAATATTTGGACAGGTTTCAAACTTACTTTGATAAATATTTGGAATGAAGTAGTAAGTCAAGCTAAATCAATTTGGATTAATGTAAAATACTTTTTTATTAATCTTTGGATTGACATTAAGTATTTTGCTATTCAAAAATGGATTGAATTAAAATTCGGGATTATTCAAACTTGGATTGATTTAAAATATAATGCTATTACTACTTGGAACAATATTAAACAGTTCTTCAAAGATACTTGGCAGAACATTAAAGATATAGCATACAATACATGGATTTCTATAAAGAATTCCATGATCAATACTTGGAATAACATCAAGGAATCTTTCTGGAATATTGTTACTGGAATTGTTAACTCCGCTGAAAATGCATGGACTAATCTAAAAAATGGTGTTTCAAAAGCAATTAATCGGGTGAAAGAAATCTTTGATTCATTAAGGGAAATCAATTTATTCGAAATCGGTAAGAATATCATTGATGGACTTATCAATGGTGTAGTAGAAAAATGGAATGCATTGAAAAAGACTATTAAAGGAATAGCTGGAAGTATCAAAGATTCTATTAAGGGTGCATTAGGTATTCATTCTCCATCTAGATGGATGAGGGATATGGTAGGTAAA